ATGCCAAAAACCTCTCTGAAAAACGCCGTCTCCCTCCTTGATCCGCCGGACTTTGGCAGTCCCGGCGCGCGTGCCCGCAAGGGAGCTTCCCTCGTCGAAGAGGCCGGGCCGGATGGTGTGGTGGTGACCCATGTGCGACTGGCCGGCGATCCATTGGACCGGTACCTCGCGCGGGGGGAATTGGCGGGGCGGCAGGCCCTGGCTGCGACCCGGCTGCGCGATCTCTGGCATTACTGCCATTTCGAAGCAGGGCTGACGATGCGGTGGGGCGAGCGGGTCAGCGGCAGCCGCGCGCCCGATTCCGAGAAGATGACCGAAACCACAGCGGCGGCACGGCAACGGTTTGCCAAAGCCTTGCGGGCAGCAGGCGTTCGGCTCTCTTCGGTCTTGAGCCGGGTTGTCTGCGAAGGAGTTTCGGCGCGGGACTGGGCTGTCGAGACCGGCCGTCACCCGTCGAGCGGGATCGAGATGCTGCGCCTGGCCCTGGATCTCGTGGCCGATCATTGGGGGTTTTTGGGAAATGAGAACAAATCATGAAAATAAGGATTGACCCAGCGAATCGCTGAGGGTAAGGTTTCTTCAAGACTGACGAATTGCGGCCGCCTCCTGGAGACAGTGGGCGGCCTTTTCATTTCCGGTTCGGCCTAGCGTTTGAGAGTGCCCATGGCTATATCGCCTGCCCGTGCTGCCTGCCGGAAGGGCGGGGGCACTGCCAAATCCCGAAAAACCCCTGCCCCAGAGACGCTGCGTTCCCTAGAGCTTTATGCCGACGATCCGGTCGGCTTTTGCAATCAGGTCCTGAGCGATCATCTATGGGGCCGGCAGGCTGAGATCGCGACCGCGGTGCGCGACCATCGCCGCGTAGCGGTGCCGTCGTGTCATGGCGCGGGCAAGAGTTTCCTCGCAGCGCGGTTGGCCGCCTGGTGGATCGCCTGCCGGCCGCCGGGGGAGGCCTTTGTCGTCACTTCCGCCCCCACCTTTGCCCAGGTGCGGGCCATTCTTTGGCGCGAGATCGGACGCGCGCATCGGGCCGGCAAGCTGCCGGGCAAAGTCAGTTTGACCGAATGGCGGATGGGGCAGGAGTTGGTCGGGTTCGGCCGCAAGCCCGCCGATATGGATATGACAGGCTTTCAGGGCATCCACGCCCGCCGGGTGCTGGTGGTGTTTGACGAGGCGTGCGGGATCCCGAAGCCCTTGTGGGATGCGGCGGAAACCCTGGTCACCAATGATGACAGTCGCCTCTTCGCGATTGGCAATCCGGATGATCCGGCTTCCGAGTTTGCCCGGGTCTGTGCACCGGGATCCGGCTTTCATGTCATCGCGATCGATGCGCTGGAGACGCCCAACCTGACTGGCGAAGAGATCCCCGACACGCTGCGGCCGCTTCTGGTTGGCAAGATCTGGGTCGATGAAATGAAGGATCGATGGGGCGAAGACAGTCCTATCTATCAGGCGAAGATCCGAGGTCGCTTCCCGGATGAGGGGACCGACGGGCTATTTCCGCCCCGTTTGCTGGAGCGGTCCTTGAAAGCCGAAGCCAGCCTGTCCCAGCCGGTCGAGCTGGGCGTCGATGTGGCGCGGTTCGGGCGCGACGAGACCGTCATTGTCTTGCGTAGAGGGGATGGGGTCGAACTGCTCTACGCCGGGCGCAAAGAAGATACGATGGCGACCTGTGGCCGTATCACCGCTGCTTTGCGGCAAACCGGCGCCCAGATCGTGAAGGTTGATGATCTGGGCGTCGGTGGCGGCGTGACCGACCGTCTGCGTGAGATGGGCGAGCCGGTGATGCCGGTCAATGTGGCGGTGGCGCCGACCGAGCGAGAGCGTTTTGCCAATCTTCGGGCCGAGTTGTTCTGGAACCTGCGCGAGCGGATGGAAGCCGGCGAACTGAAGCTGCCGAACGATCAGGTGATGCTGAGCCAGCTTGGCGCGCTGCGTTATGCCTATGACAGCCGGGGGCGGATCAAGGTCGAAAGCAAGGACAGCCTGCGCCGTCGAGGGCTTGCGAGCCCGGATCGTGCCGATGCCGTCATGCTGGCGTTTGCCGTTGCGCCCGCGCCGCCGGCCGGACCCCGCCTGCGCCGTCTTGGCTAATTGAAGGAGATGCGAGATGAGCCTGTCTTTGGAGACGTTCAGCAAGGCGGTGGCGCCGATCCAGCGGCGGCTGGGGCAGGTGGTGAATTGGGCGAAGATCCATCTGGTAGATACGTCCAGCAATGCCAATGCGGTGCAGCTGGAAATGGTGGCGGGCGAGATCTCCGATGGCGTTTTTCATGCCGAGAACTACGGATTTTCCGCTGTTCCGCTGAATGGCGCTCTGGGCGTTGTCGTCTGCATCGCGGGCGAGAAAGACAGCGCGATCCTGACCCATACCCATGATCTGCGCTATCGACCGCGAGGCCTGCCGAGCGGGGATGTCTGCCTCTATACCTCTCAAGACGCCCGAGATGCATCGGCTGAAGAGTCCTTGCATCGCCTGCAGTTCACCACCGACCGCATGGTGGTGCTGACCGGCAAGACACTGAAAATGCTGATCAATAGCCAGAGCATCACGGTTGATGAGGCGGGGATTGAGGTGAAGGGCACGCAGATCCATCTGCGGTCCGCCTCCGGCAGTTGACGGTCTTTCCAATCCGATTGAAACGCCCGGCCCTTTTGGCCGGGTTTTTTATTGCCTGGAGGGAGCGGAGACATGCCCCGTATCGCCCGTATTGGCGACCCGGTCTGGTGTTCGGAACATGGGGTGACCCATATCGTCACCGGATCAGATTTTGTTTTTTCCAATGATAAGCCGGTGGCTACCGTCGGGGATCGGACGGCGTGTGGCGCCACCATCGTCACCGGTGTTCCCAATCAATTCATCGAAGGGGCCTTGATTGCCCGGCGCGGCGACTTGATCAGCCATGGCGGCCACATCCTGGATGGCTGCCCGGATCAATGGGCCGAGGGGGAGGGGCAGTTTCCGGTCGTCGGTGTGCCGCCACGGCCCTCACCCGATGAAGCGCCGCCTGAAAATCTCCAGCATCTGAATGGCTGCGCGATCCATTATCAAAAAGGCCGGTCGGGGCCACCGCCCGGAAACTATTGGGGCACCAGCATTTCCGAGCAAAAGGGCCTGTTCCTGGTGCAGCAAAAGGATGGGTCTTGCCTGCCGATGTCCGCCGCGCAATTGGTCCAGCTCCAACGCATACGGGACGGTGGACGCGCGGATGAACCCTTTCCGCTGACTCAAGCCAATGTCGAACGCCTGACTCAATGCCCGGAGCCCGTGCAATATAACCCGCTCTACGGCACGCGATCATCGGCCGAGAACCTGCAGAAGTTGTATGAAAATATGGGGTATGCTATCGCCTTTGAAGGCCAAAGCCCCGCCAATATCCGCCAGCGATTGCGAGAAGGCAAAGTCGTGCATACCGAACACCGGGTAGAAAACCTGTGGAGTAATGGACAGTCAGGTGGTCATCGGGTCGCGACGTTGGGGTATGTCGCCGATCCTGCCGATCCCGACAAAGCCGAGGCCTATCTGATCCATGACACCGGTTGGGGGTGTCCGGCATGGGTGCCTGCCGACGTCTATGAAAAGAGCCTGGAGCCGGGATTTGCTTATCAAGCCTGGATTACAGGAAAACTGCCTGGCCGTGAGGCTGCGATCGCCTGCTGCCTTGCGGGAGATCTCCCCTTCGGCAATATCGATACGCGAGCAGGAAACCCTTTCGGCGGCATGCAAGCGCCGCTGCAGCAGTACGCTGCCAGGCTTGCGGAAATCCAAACGCTTCTTTTGAGGGGTCCCGTGTCGCTGGAAGCGAGGGCGGCTTTGCAAAGCGAAGTTCAAGCGATTACCCAACAGCAAGAAACACTCGGTAACGCCATATATTCAGCACAAGAGACCTATTTTTATCCGAGATCAGCCGCTTGCAGAGCGCAGGTGCCAGGACATCCCCAATGAGCAAAATACTCTCTTTTCTATCTTGCTTACTTCTGCTGGGGGGCTGTGCCATGCCGAATTCAATTCCAAATCCGCCGACCCCCTTAACGATCCAGCAAATTGCTGAAATCGGTTATGCCGACGCGAGGGCACATGAAGTTCCCCTGGAAATCTGGCAGTCCTTGCCGACGTTCATTCGCAAGCCCGAGATCGCCGACTATCCCCTGATCGCCTATAGCTATCACGTAACTTTCAAGCGACCCGTCGGGTATCAGGCATCCGAACCGATGTGGGTCAATTATATCGATCCCTTTACCGGGGCTTTGGTTGTCAGCAGTCATCCAGATCGGCCTTTTTTTCCAGATGATCCAACCGTCGGTGTATTTCTCGGCCTCAAATTCGAGGGAACGGCTATCCAGAATTCAGCTGATAAGCCGATATACCGCCCCATTGATGAACCTGTATGGCAAGCAGGCTTCAATCGGCTGCTGAATGACCCAGTTTTCCTTTCCGATCCGGATTTCTTTTTTAAGATCCCAGATCAGCCAAAGGCTGAGGATGTCGCCCTCGCTTTTGCCTTTTGGCGGCAATGCGATACGCTAAGGGCATCGCGCGGATTCAATGATCGGATGTGGATCTGGATGCATGAGATTCTCTATTATCATGAACCGAGATTTCCGAGCGTCGTGACAGATCCGGCGACGGGTAAGCCCTTGGAAAGAGGTTTGCCCCTTCTTCCTAAGCAACCATCCAAGACCTGAAAACGCCGGATGATTGAGGCCCGCCTTTTGGCGGGCTTTTTTATTGGCCAAAAGGAATTCGTTCCATGTCGCTGTTTGCCCGCTGGTTTGGTGCGCGCCTGACCAAGGCCGCGCCGACGATCCCGCTTGCGCTACCGATGACTGCAGCTCTGGTGCCCCATAAAGGTGGCGCGCGCCGGCGATTGGATAATCCGATCGCGCATCGCTGTTTGACCCTGATCACGCGGTCGGTGGCCGCCGTGCCGTGGCTGCTCTATCGGGATAAGACAGAAATGACGCGGCATCCGGCTTTGTCGCTGGTGCAGGGAGGGGCGGGTGCGCGGCTGGTCGAGATGCTGGCCGGATTGTTGGTCATCGAGGGCGAAGCTTTTATCGTTCCCAATGAGATTGGCGGCGGCATGCCTATGGAATTGCACGCGATAGCTGGATATCAGGTAACGCGACGTGGGCAAGCATTCGAAATTGGCGGCGTGGCCTATTCTAGCGATGCGGTTTGCCGGCTTTTACGGCCGGATCCGATGCTACGGACGCAGGGTCGTGGCGATTTACAAGCGGCCGCGCGAGCCATTGACGCCCATGATGCGGCAGCCCGCTGGAATGAAGCGATGTTAGAGAACGGAGCCCGCCCCAGCCTGGCTTTAATTTATGATCCCAAGGACGGCCCGGCGCATTTGAGCGAAGAGCAGTTCCTGCGGCTAAAGGGTGAATTGAAGGCCCAGGTGAGTGGTGCCGAGCAGGCGGGCGCTGTAATGTTACTCGATGGTGGGTTAACGGCCAAAGAATTGTCCCTGAGTCCAAAGGATATGGATTGGTTGGCCGGCCGCAAGCAGGGCGCGCTCGATATTGCGACGGCCTTTGGTGTGCCAGCCCAATTGATCGGCATTCCGGACGCCCAGACCTACGCCAATATGGAGCAGGCGCGGCTCGCTTTCTGGGAAGATACCATCCTGCCGCTGGTGCGGCTTATCCAGGATGGGCTCGGTGACTGGCTGCTGCCCCGATGGGAAGCCGGTTTGCGCTTTGCGCCCGATGAAGATGCGGTCCCGGCGCTGGTCGACCGCCGTCACGCCCTGTTCGAGAAATTGGGTAAGGCCGGGTTCTTGACCCTCAACGAACGCCGGGCCGCCGCAGGATATCCGCCGCTGCCGGGTGGCGATCAGCTGGGCTGAGTTTCCTAGCAAAGGAGTTCCTTATGACGACCGTAAAACGGGCGACGGCGCGGCTCACAGCCGTGTCGGCGAAGGGAGAGGGCTTGCCTGATGCTTTGGTGGCGGAGGGTGTCTTCTCTGGCTATGGTACGCTGTTCGATGTGCCCGATCTCGACAATGACGTGATCGCGCCGGGGGCCTTCAGCGACAGCCTTAAACGCCGCAAGGCCAAGGGCGAGGGACCGAAGCTGCTATGGCAGCATGACCCGACGCAGCCGATCGGCATCTGGGCCGATATTGTCGAGGATGCCTGCGGTCTGAAAATGACCGGCCGCCTCGCGCTCGATACCCAGCGCGGAGCCGAGGCCTTTGCGTTGCTGAAACTTGGGGCGCTCGACGGGTTGTCGCTGGGTTTCACGATCCTGGAGGCCGAGCGCGATAGCCAGGGGCGCCGTCGCATCACCCGCGCCGAACTGCATGAATGCAGCCCCGTCACCTTTCCCTGTCAGCCGGCTGCCCGCATCGATGCGGTCAAGGCGGCTTCCCATGTTCCCGATTTAGGAGAGACCGCCATGGATCAGTCGCTGACCGATCATCTGAATGCCTTGAATGCCGATATGGCCACCGTCAAAAGCGCGCTTGCGGCCCTGACACGCCCAAACCTCGATGGCGATACCCAGGCCCCCGGTCTTGGTCGCATGATCCGGGCGTTGGCTGCCGGCCGGGGTGACCCGGAGCGGGCGGCGGCGTTTGCCACCAAGACCTGGGGCGACAGTTATACCGCCAAGGCGCTGGCTGCCGGCACGGGTGCCGCCGGTGGCTTCATCGTGCCGGAACCACAGATCGCGGAAATTTCCGAATTGCTGCGGCCGGCTTCGGTGGTGCGTCGTCTGGGCGCCACTGTGGTGCCGATGCCGAACGGCACGTTGCTGCTGGCGAAATTGGCGGGCGGCAGCCAGGCCGACTATATCGGCGAGAATGAGGCCATTCCCGCCAGCCAGCCGAGCTTTGGCCAGGTGCGGCTGACGGCGCGCAAGCTGGCGGCTCTGGTGCCAGTGTCGAACGATTTGATCCGCTATGCCGGCGCGTCGGCTGATCAAGTGGTGCGGGACGATCTGGTCGCCGCCCTGGCGCAACGTCAGGACCAGGCTTTCCTGTTGGGCGATGGTACCGGCAACGGCCCGAAGGGGCTGCGGTCGTGGGTGAAGCCAGATCAGGTGCTGGAAGCCACGGGCAGCACGCTCGATGATATCGTCTCGGACCTTGGTACTATGGCGCTCGCCTTGCGCATTTCCGGAGCGCGGATGCTGCGCCCGGCCTGGATCATGGCGCCGCGCGTCGAGCAGGCCTTGCTGAATGTGCGCGACGATTATGGGCAGTTTGTTTTCCGGGCCGAAATGCTGACCGGCAAGCTGCAGGGCTTCCCCTATGCCGCATCGTTGCAGATGCCGGTCACGCTGGGTACCGATCACGATGAAAGCGAAATCTTCCTGGTCGATATGGCCGATGCGGTCATCGGCGAGGCGACCTCGCTGATCATCGATGCCTCGGGCGAGGCGGCCTATCAGTCGGGCACCAGTGTGGTACCGGCCTTCAGCCTTGATCAGACGGTTATTCGCTGCATCACCGCCCATGACTTCGTGCTGCGGCATGAAACCTCGGTCGTGGTGCTGAGCAAAGTCACCTGGAAGCCGTAAGGAGAGGGGCATGCTCGATACTCTTGATTATCCCACGATCGAGCCGGTTAGCCTGGAAGAGGTCAAGCAGTTCTTACGCATCGAGCATGATGCCGAGGATGGCTTAATCGCGAGCCTGATCCAGGCTGCCCGGCAGTTGTGCGAAGCCACAGTGCGGCGTCGCCTGATCCGGCAGCGCTTGCGCCTGGTTTCCGATGATCTTCATGCGGTTCATCGTCTGCCTGCCGGCCCCGTGCGGCAGGTGGAGACTGTCGCCGTCATTGATGCTGCCGGCATGTCCGAAATCTTGCCGGAAAGCGCCTATGTCATTTCGGGTGATCGGCTGGCCTGCCTGAAAACCTGGCCGGCGCCGCGCCGACCCGTGGGCAGCTTCCGCGTCGACTATGAAGTCGGCTATGGCGATACGCCGGATGCCGTGCCGCAGGCCTTGCGCCACGGCATCCGCATGCTCGTCGCCCATTGGTATGAAAACCGCGAGGCGGTGCAGGATCTTGCTCAGCCTACCGTGCTGCCAATGGGTGTCGCGGCGCTTTGGGCACCGTTCCGGTCGTTCCGTCTATGAGGGGCGGTATTGGCGCTTTGCGAGAGCGCATTATTCTAGAGCGAGCTGTGGATGAACCGTCGGCCGGCGGGCAGCTCGCCCGGCGATACGATGGTCTCGCAACCGTCTGGGCCGGATTGAAACCGCTGATGGGAGCGCAGCAACAGGAGGGGCAGACGGTCGGGGCGGCCGCTGCCACACCGAGCATGAAGGCCGTGATCCGCTTGACCCCCTATGTGGCTGGCCTCGGACCTCAGCGCCTCGATACCTTTTTGCATTGGCCGCGCCAGGGCAGGAGATTTCGGGTCGCTGCTGCCGAGGAAATTCGGGCGGAAGGTCGGTTCCTGTCGCTCGATCTGGTTGAAGTGGGGACCGTGTCATGATGACGGCCTTGATTGCCCGTCTGCGGACGCTGGCCCCGTCCTTTGCAGGGCGGATCGTCGGGGCTGCGGATGAGGCGGGCGTGCTGACACAGCAGATTGCGGTGCTGCCGGCCGCCTTCGTTTATCCGATTGAGGATACGGTCGAACCGCCTTTGGGCGATTATCACCTCTGCCAGCGGGTCATTCAGTGCTGGGGCGTGATTGCTGTTCTGGATGCGACGGCGGACACGCTGGGGCAGGCGGCGGTCGCAGATGCGTTCGGTATTCTGCGCGAGGAGATCTGGGCGGCCTGCCTCGGGTGGCAGCCGGCCCCCTTGTGCGATCCAATCTCTTACGCCGGCGCCAAGGTGTTGAAGCGGGATGCGGCCCGGCTCTGGGTTGGGTTCGCGTTGGATGCGCCCCGTCTGCTAACCGATCGAGCCGGCGAACCCGATGAGCTCGATCCTTTCGAGCGTTTCATGCCGGTTTATGGCCTGCCGACGACGACGATTCCGGGCGGGGCCGATCACATCGAGCTGCCGCAGGACTAGCTTCCCACAAGAAGGACATGAGGATGTTTTTGATCCCAGCACTGGACAAGACCGGTGCCTTGGGCGCGCGTCTGCGCGTCATCGATCCCGCAACCGGGCGGCCGCTGCCTGTCGAGGGCGGCGAAGTGACCAGCACGCCTTATTGGCGACGCCGGCTCGGCTGCGGCGATGTCCTGATCGGCGAGCCTACCAAAGGGCGCCGATCCAAGAAGACCACCCCCACTTCCGCCTTTGGCCAGGAGTAGCCTTATGATCGTGTTCAACGAGATTCCCGCTGGAATCCGTACTCCCTTCACCTATGTCGAATTCGATGCCAGCCGCGCGACCAGCGGCGTGCCGCAATATCCTGCCCGGTTGCTGGTGCTGGGGCAGGCGACGAGCCAGGCCGCCGGTACGGTTGGGGTTGTGACCCGGATCACCCGTGACGACCAGTTGCAAGCCTTCGGCCCGGGCAGCCAGTTGGCCCATATGCTCGGCACCGTGCGCGAGAACAACGCTTATACGGAAACCTGGGCTCTGCCGGTCGGCGACCCGGATCAGGGCGTGGCCGCCGTTCAGACGCTGAGCCTCAGCGGCACTGCGACCGAGACCGCCCTGATGACTCTATGGATCGGCGGTCGCCGCACGCAGATTCGGATCGACCAGGGCGCTACGGCTGCGCAGGCCGCGACCAAGATCGTTGCCGAGCTGGCGACGATTGCGGCGCTGCCGGTGACGGCCGCGGCAACGGGGGCGGTGGTGACCTTCACGGCCCGTCATCTCGGTGCGCTGGGCAATGATATCGATATCCGCACCAGCTATTATCCGGGTGAGCGTCTGCCGGCGGGCCTTACCGCCGTGATCGTCCAGACCGTTCAAGGCGCGGGTACACCGGATCTGGCCGATATCCTGGCCGTACTGGGCGGCGAGCAGTACGACTATATCGTCCAGCCCTGGACCGAGACTGGCTTTATGGCCGATCTTGAAGACGAGTTGGTGCGCCGTGCCGGCCCGACCGTGATGCGGGAAGGGATCTGCTTTACCGCCCGGCGCGGGACCTTGAGCGATCTCACCACCTGGGGCGAGGCCCGCAACTGCCAGTTCGTCTCGGCCATGGGCGCCTTTGCCTCGCCGACACCGGCCTATGAATGGGCGGCCGCTTATGGCGCGATTGCAGCCTTCCAACTGCCGATCGATCCGGCGCGCCCGATCCATACCCTGTCGCTGAAGGGCATTTTGCCCCCGCAGCCGACCGATCGCTTCACTCAGCAGGAACAGAATATCCTGCTCCATCATGGTGTTGCGACCTGGATGGTGTCGTCGGACGGCGAGGTGCAGATCCAGCGCGAGATCACAACCTTCCAGAAAAATGCCTGGGGCCAGCCGGATGCAGCTTGGCTCGACGTGCAGACTCCGGCGACGCTGGCGTTCCTGCGCAAGGACATCCGTTTCCTGATCGAAACCCGCTTCCCGCGCCACAAGCTGGCGAGCGACGGCACCCGTGTGCTGGCGGGCCAGCCGATCGTCACGCCCACCCTGATCAAGGACGAACTGATCGCCCGCGCCGGTCTGTGGGAAGGCATGGGGCTGGTCGAAGGGATCGAGCAGTTCAAGCGCGAGGTGGTGGTCGAGCGTAATCAGGGCGATGCCAACCGCGTCGATGCGGTGATCCCGACCAATATCGTCAATCAGTTCCGGGTATTCGCCGGCCAGCTCCAGTTCATCGTCTGACGCTCGGCCCGTTGGCGAACTGCGGCGTTGCTGTGCTGCTCGCGCCTAGCATTTCACTCACCGGGCCTTCGCTTTACCTCGAAGGATATTCTTTATGGTTGATACTTCTTTGGCTGCCGATCGTGTCGTCGGTAAGGCCCGCGTTACCGTTAACGGCGAGGTTCTGCGCACCGAAAAGGGCGTGGAACTGACCCTGGCGGGTGACGAGATCAAGGAAATCGAAGGCGATTATGAGGCCGGCTTCACGGCCGAATTCAAGGCGGCGGAACTGACCGCCAAGATCATGGTGAAGCCGGGCGACAGCCTGCAGCGCTTCGTTGCCATGTCGGGCGCCACTGTCGTGGTCGCGTTCGACACCGGCCTGCGTTACGTGCTGTCGGAAGCGCGGCAGAACAACCGCCCGAAGATTTCCGGCAAGGATGGCGGCGCGGTTGAGTTGAAGTTTACCGCCCAGCGCTGCGAAGAAATGCTGGCCTAGGAAAGGGAGGGGGACCGTCGCGGTCCCCTTCTCCTTTTCTCCCGGTTCAAAAAGGTAGATGCGATGTCAGAAACCGTGACCTACGCCCTGATTAATCCCTTTCAATTCACGACCAATCGCCGGGTGGAGGAGCTGACGTTTCAGACCGACCTGAAGGTGCGCGATTTTAAGCGGCTGGATCAGGCCGAAGGGGCGATCGAGCAGACTGTTCTGATGCTTGCCCTGTTGGCGGGGGAACCGGTCGAGCTGATCGACGCGATGCAGGCCAGCGACTTTCAGTCGATCTTGAAGGTGATGCGCCCTTTCTTGCGAAGCCTCCTCGGGACTGGCGGCAATTAAGGGCAGATCTCGCCGGTGTCTTCCACTGGTCGCCAGCGGTGATTGGGGCGATGTCGCTGAGGGACTTTCTGGCTTGGCATGAAGATGCCGCCGACTTCCATGAGCGCACCAGCCGGTCGCGCTCGAAAGGCTGATTTTACCCTTCTGCGTCGTTTCATGGCGCGGTAGGGTGCAGCTTACGGTGGCAGTCAGTGGTGAGCCCAAGATGCGTATAAATTTGCGGCGCAAAAACGAATCTAAGCTTCAGGCTTTCTGGGCGGTTTGGGGTGTCCGGTTAGGGTGTGCGATTGGATTATTCTCAGTTGTTGTCCTAATCACTCTGCCCTTCTCGTTATTCTTCATCGTCGGAATTTATTACAAGATCGTTGAGTTTTTCCGATGATATGTCTTTGGGAGGGCTGCCTTGACTGGCGTCAATTACGTCAAACGAGATTGGGAGACGCTCGGCCGCGCGATTGAAGAGATGACGGTCGGTGAGCTCAAGCAGATAACCGATGGTCGCAAACTACCTGAAAAACCACCGGAGATTGAAATCCCTCAGCCCGTTATCGAGGCTATGCATAATGCGAGGGGTCTTAAACAGTATCACGATATGTACCGTATCTTACGGGAATATCTTGAAAAGGCGGATCCAGAGGGACAGCCCCGCCAGATTGAATGGCTGAAAAATGCCGAGGCAATCAATAATGATGCCGGCACGAAGATCAGCGATTACGTCAGAGCCGCTACGGCGCTGGAAGTGGCCAAGACCGGCAGTATCTTGAGCAAGCAAGAATTCGACGCGGCCTCGGATAAGATGGCCGACGAAATATTCGTTTCCATCAAGGCGGGCGGGAAGCTCGACTATTGGTTTTATAAAAAAGATATCGAGAACATGGTCCGGGACATGGATGTCGAGCCGCATGTTTGGGGCGGTACACCTGTCAGCGTTTTTCCCCTGGTCGATACGATGGACCTGACAAGGAATGCTTTGCTGTCTTCCGAGGAGGTCCGTAATCGGGCGAAGGCGGCGGGCAAAGAATATTCCAAAAAGCAGCAGGGTTTCGACGCCACCGGAGTACCCCAACTGGCCCGTCTCTATGATATCGCGGATACGACTGCAATCGCAGGCAATCTGGGGTTTCTAGCGCCGCCGGGTTCCTGGCAGTTGGCCTATCTACAAGCTTGGCCCCGGCGTGGCGACTATGCCTCCAGTCTGCTGGGGCGTACCCTGGAGGCCAGACAAGCAAAGGCCGGTCATCCCCTCCTGCTGGATCAGGATGAAGGGTTTGACCTCTGGCGCGATTGGAAGCGCTCGTTAGAGGAAATGCCAAATACGGCCAACATTCTGGGCTCTGATGTCGAACTGTGGCGCGTCAAGACGGCAGGGGATCGGATCGAACATCGGTTTGTCAGCGATAGTTTGCCTGCGATCTGGATCAATGGTGATGAGATCACGACGATGTCGCGTGATGAAGCAATGCGACGTGGTGGCAGCCGTGTCTTCGAGGCGATTCCGGCCCTTCAGTTCTTGCCCGGCATCAGTGGCCGTCCGGCGGAGATCAACTCGCTTTCAGTCTGGGGCCCCTTCGAAGACCTTTTAAAGGCTTTCGGAGGGGATGGGGGAGTGCAGCGCCTCCTTGGCAAAGTTCGAGGTGATAGCGGTCGATCGCTCGTGCCCGGTTTGGATGTTGTGGAATTGCCCGACCATACTGGGGCAAGGCGCCTCCATGCCATTACAGCGGGGGGATACGTAGAAATCGATGGGGAAGCTTACACGACCTATACGCCCGATGAGGCGGCCAGTCGGCAACGACGCTCCCCAACTCCAGCATCTTTGACGTCCCCGGCTACTGAGACTCGACCCCTGACACTGGGATTGCCCGGCTGGCTCGGTAATCCCAAGCCGGTGCCCCAATTGAATTTGGAAACAATCCCGATCCCTCCCAGGGGCCAGCCTCTTTCCATGGAAAGGCCGCTAGAGTCTGGGGAGCGATCTGAACAGGATACGCGCCTCTTGCTGGAGTTGGAGGATATTCTCAAGCAGTGCCGTGCTGCGCTCGGGGATATGGCGCGGTTGCCAATTTCAGCATTACCTGCCCGATCCATGCGATCGACTGAATCCTCGCTGGATTATGCCGTGCGTCACGGAGGCTTACCCGTCTCATACGCAATGGGTATCTGACGACCTGGCATCTCGCCGCCTCGGCTCAAGGCTCGAACATCCGCCTGCTTAGCCCATTCCAGGACATACCATGATGATGCAACCGTTTGCCCGGCCGCCTGCGCCGGAACCCGTATTGCTGACTGTCGATGGCCGGGAGTTCGCCGGTTGGAAACAGGTGCAGGTCAGCGGGAGCCTGAATTCACCGGTGACCAACTTTACCCTGAAGCTTTCGGAGCACTGGGTGGAGGGCGGGCGGCCGCCCCGGATTATTACGGTTCCGATTAAGGTTGGGAGTGCCGTCGCCCTGGAGATCGGCCGGGAAAGAGTGCTGACGGGATATATCGAGCGGGTCAGTCGCTCGATTGACGGCAGTGCCCATGAAGTCTCGGTTGCTGGCCGATCGAAGTCCGCTGATCTCGTCGACTGTTGCGTCGAGGCTGGGGTCAATTTGCGCAACGTGTCGCTGCGCTATTGCATCGAGACGTTGCTGAAGCCCTTCGACATCACGCTGACGGTCAGTCCGAGTGCAAAGTCCGGTGTTGAGACCACCATTGCCAATTTTCACGCCAAAAGCGGAGAACCCGTCCTTGAGGAAATCAAACGGTTGTGCGCCCTGCACGCGCTTCTGGTCAGCGATGGCCCGTGGGGAGATCTCGTCCTTGCCGGGGCTGGCGCGCACGGCGATGCAATCACGCTCGATGCCCGAAGAGACGCTGTCCTCGGCGGCAGTGTCAGCCTCGACCACGCGGGCCTCTACTCTCCCGTCGACATCTTCGGACGGGGTGGCCGCGCGACGGCTGTCGGCAGCGACACGATCGCTCTTGTCAAAGGTCGGGCGACAAACGACCAAATAACCCGCTATCGCCCCATGATGAGCCAGGCGAGTGCGGATGAGCGATCCGGCAGCGCCGAGAGCCAAGCGCGGCTTATCATCGCCAACCAAAAGGCGCGATCGGTGTCGGCGGACCTGCGGCTGGCGGGTTGGCGGCGGCCCGATGGCAAGCTCTGGTGGAAGGGGCAGATGATCCGCCTGGCCGATCCACACCTCGGTTATGAAGGCGATCTGGTTGTGCAGCGTTTCGATCTGAGCTTGAGCGAGAGCGGCAGCATTGTGAGTCTGTCGCTTGCTCCCGCAGAGCCGGTTGATCCTGACAGCGCATCCCCTGTCGATGAGATGGGCGATCTGCAGCCGGGGTGATTGTCGCCCCGAAACTCTTCGATCATGCCACGCCCGCTTCTAGCGGGCGTCTTCGTATAAGGAAGTGGCGATGAGTACTTCTCAGGCCCTCAAGACGGCCTATTTTCGCGGCGTTCCTTTCATCGCGACATCTCATTCCGTCTCTGTGGGACGGCGGCTCGCGAGCCATCTTTTTCCGCAACGGGACCTTGGATACCAAGAGGATATAGGTCGACAAGACCGCCAGTTTTCCCTTGAGGGCTATCTGGTCGGTGATGATGTCGATCAGCAACGCGATCGATTGATTGCCGCGTTTGAAACGGCTGGGGCAGGTGAGCTTTATCACCCCTGGCTCGGACGTCTTTGGGCCGTTCCTAAGCCAACTGATCTGACCGAGAGCCGGCGCGAGCGGCGCAAGGTTACGCTGAAGCTGAGTTTTATCGAAGCTGAGGAACCGCGCGCGGCCACCCCCGCTGAAAATCGCGTTTCGCTGGCTGCTGGCAGAAGGGCCGCTGCCTTGTCTGTGCGACAGGCGGGCTGGGATCTGTTGAGCCGTATAGATCTGCGTGGAGCGCCCTCCTTTGCCTGGGCGGGGGCTCGGGATGGGTTAGCCGATCTGGCGGGACTGCTGCAGGCCACGGGTGATCTGCTGCCCGTCTCTGGGATTGAAGGTTTTTCCAGTATGAAGAACGCACGGCTGCTGATCAGCGATGCCGATCGCTTTCTTGGCAAGCCGGAGAATATTGGTTCGCTGCTCAGCGATAGTCTTGGACCTATGCTGGCGGCCTCGCTTGGCGTAGACGCCCTTGGTCGGCCCCGTTCGCAATCCCGGATCGATTCTTCTCGTCTCGTTCGCGAGATTAGTGGTTTTGCCTCTGCCTTGAATGCACTGCCCATGCCGAGGCAGGTCAGCTATTGGCGTCGTCAGACGATCGCCGTGCAAAGTCGCCTGAAGGAAGGTGGGCGGTTGGTCCTGCTGGGTGAAACCGCGCACTGGTTGCTGTCCGATCTGATCGACAAAGCGACCTCTCGTGAGGAGGCGTTTGAGCGTGTGGCGCCGATATTAGGCTGGTCGGATCGCGAAAAGCTGGCTGCCGCGGCCCGGCGAGATGATGATGCCTGGAGTGCGATTGGCCTGTTGGAGCAACGCATCCGTACATCGGTGATGATGCTGCCGAATAATTTGAAAACCCTCCATCTGCCTCAGGCAACCCCTTCGCTGGTGGTTGCACATCGCATTTACGGCGATGCCAATCGTTGGTCGGAAGTCGCTACATCCTTTGCTGATCCAAGAGAAATCAGGCATCCCGGCTTTCTGACCGGTGCTGGCCGCGTGCCGATGCTGCAAGGAGGCTGAGATGGCAGATTTCAAGACCATCTGGCGGGGCGATCGCTTCATTGGCGACCTAGCCCTATCAGAGGACGGTTTGGCGGTCGGCTGCGACCTGACGACGGCCGTGCTGATCAGCCTTTTCACGCATCGGCGGGCCCATCGGGACGATCGATTGCCGGACCCTGATAATCACGACCGTCGCGGCTGGTGGGCCGACATTGCGAACCCTCGGCCGATCGGTTCGCGACTATGGCTACTATCGCGTGAAAAACAGACCGTCGACACGATGCTGAGAGCGGAGGCCTATGCCCGCGAGGCGTTGGATTGGCTGGTTGAAGATGGTGTCGCAATACGGGTGGATGTGACTGCATCGAACCCACGCCAGGCTGTCTTGCTACTGACCATCGCGCTTCACCGGGCCGGTCAGCAAAGTCACCAATTGGTGCTGGAGGCACCTTGGACCGGCATCGAAAGCTGCAGCGACATCAAAGTTTCTTAAGCTCGCAAGGAGAATGGCACATGGATGCCCAGGATATCGGTTTCCTGCGACCCAGCCTGCCGGATTTGATGAACCGGGCGGCTGATGCGCTCAACCTGGCCGTGCCGGGTGCCGAGGCACATTTACGCTGGACAAATCTCGGCGTGCTTGCGGCTGTCATAGCCGGCGCAACCCATGAGATGCATGGTCACTTGGAGGCGATTGCAGCTACTGTGCTGCCTGACCGTGCCCAGGGCCTAATGTTGGACCGACATGCCCAATGGCGAGGGCTTTCGCGCCATGCTCCGGGGCCGGCCGCAGGGCAGGTGCTTATAACCGGAGCCGAACCGGCAACTCTGATACCGGCAGGCCATCGCTATGTCGGACCCACAAAGGCTATTTATGAAGTCGCTGTGCCAGGCGGTGTCGTCGGCAGCGATGGTCGATCCACGATACAAGTCGAAGCCGTCGCCTTGGGCGCGGAGGCAAATTTGCCGGAGGGTGCCGAGCTTAGCATCGTTGCCCCTTTGGCAGGTATCCCTTCTAAAGCCACAGTTGCGGAAGGAGGGCTTACGGGCGGTGCCGCAGAAGAGAGCGACGACGCCCTGAGGATGCGTCTGGCCGCTCACGTGCAGCGGCCCCCTCAAGGGGGCGCCGAACATGACTACATCGCGTGGGCTAAAACAGTTCCCGGGGTGACGCGCGTATGGGCTGCCGCGCGCAGGCCTACTGTAGGACTAGTCACCGTTCGATTCATGATGGATGAAACCTATCCCGACGGCTTACCCCAACTGGGTGATATCGCCTCGGTTCAGGCGGTCTTGGATGAACAGCGCCCCCTGACGGCACTGCCAATCGCAATGGCGCCGACACCTCTGCTTGTGCCGATAAGCATAACCAACTTGCAGCCTACGACGGTTGCGGTTCGGCAAGCCGTCGAAGCGGAGTTGCGGGATCTCTTCAAGCACGGCACCGCGGTAGGTGAACGACTGCCAATCAGCCATATACGCGAGGCAATCAGCCGTGCGACGGGGGAGAATGATCATGTTTTGATGAGCCCGGTTGGGGATATCTCTCCGACGGACGGTCAAATCCCTATTCTAGGGGCGGTGACATGGCCGGTGTGACCTGTCCTCCCGTCCCCCCCCGTCTGATTGGTCAGATGTCGTCCGTGCGGCCCTACGGCGATCCGGAAAGTTATCATGACCTCCTGATGTCCTTGCTACCGCCGGGCGAGGTTTGGTGCCGGCAAAAAGATACGGCATTGGGCAGGGTGCTTGGTGCGCTCGCCAACGCGATGTTGATGCCTATCGCCGAGCGCGCGGCAGATCTTCTGAATGAGACAGTTCCTCATAATGTGCTCGAATTACTGAAGCGCTGGGAGGACTGGCTTGATTTGCCGGATGTTTGCGATCCGGCCAGCGGCGGGGATCTGGTATCCCGCCGGGCTGCCATTCTGATGCGTGAGACGGCGGGGCCGATTAATCGGCTCGCGGATCTTCGCGCCTTTATCGAAGGTTTTGGATATGGCGTAGACTTTGATGAGCCGATGCCTTTGGGAACGGGCCGTTCTCGTACAGGGTGCGCGCGCGTCGGCGGCAACTGGCATGGGTTGCTTGTCAAGGTTCTCTGCAGACCTGGAAGTGCCAATCCAAGAATTGGCACCGGCAGGGCCGGTCTCATGCGCGTTGGCGATTGCATTGCAAGGCCTTTGGATTGCCTGCTCCGCCGCTTCGTTCCCGCTCATATCGCCCTCGCGGTCTACTACGTCTAACCTCAATTTGGAGACGGATTATGGATCTTATCCGCCACGCGGATACGTCTACGACGATGCCTTTGCCAAATGCTGGTGTTCCTCCAAACGGTAGTCCGGATGATAAGCCAGGCTGGTTCATCGATTGTGATCTAGAAAACGGGGTGTTGGGCACTCCGATCATGGCCCAATGGGCAAATAGCATTCAGGCAGAGATCGTCAATACGATCATCAAGGCGGGATTGACCCCCAGTTATGGTGAGTGGGAGCAACTTGGCGCTGCCGTTGAAAAAATGATTCTTGAGGCTCCGCTTGCGACGGTTGAGCAAGCTGGTCGAATTGAATTGGCAACTGATGTTGAAGTCGCGGCCGGAAGCGATACCAACCGTGCGGTGACGCCAGCAGGATTGGCAGGGGCCTTATTGGCGGGACGAGGCTGGCGTGCCAACCAAACCTGGGCGACGCCTGGAACCTTCAGCTTTACCGTTCCACCAGGGGTGCGGCAGCTCTACATCGAGGTGTGGGGTGGTGGTGGTGGTGCCGGCCATATTGGAACCGACTCCAGCCTGCTCGGCGGCGGTGGTGGTGGTGGCGGTCATGCCAAGGGGTCTTATCCTGTTACTTCAGGCCAAGTCCTCTCAATCATTGTAGGCCAAGGAGGAAGTCTTGGAACGGCTGCTGTCGATGGGGGGAATGGCGGGACCAGTTCGGTCGGGACCTTGATTTCAGCAACTGGTGGGGCAGGCGGAAAGCGATCCTCGGGGGCGTCGATCACTGGAGTTGGTGGCGCTGGAGGTATTGGCGCTGGGCAAATCAATATCGCGGGCCAGGAAGGAGAAGCAGGTCAGACGAATGCCGCAGGGAGCGTCGGGGCTATGGGAGGTGATGCTGGCTGCGGTGGGGCCGGAGGTCGGAGTTCAACTGGATCTGGAGATGCTGGCAAGTGGCCCGGTGGCGGAGGATCCTCCAAAGGCCCAAGCGCCGTTAATACAGCAGGGACAGGAGCTTCGGGCGGGGTGATTCTCTGGTGGTGAGGAAAACTATGTTCGTATTGGTGCAAAATGGGCAAGCCCATCAAATCTGGGAAACGCGCCCTGAATTACATTCTGACTTGATGATCGTAGAAACAGATGGACCGGTCGAGGTCGGCTGGGCCTGGCAAGATGAGCATTTTGCTCCCCAAGCGGCCAAAATGTTGGAGCTGGCTGTTGTCAAAGCGACGGCGATTGTGGCGGTAGACCAACATGCTGAACTGGCGAGAGCAAAATTTGTCACTCAAGGCAGCGCGCAAGCAATGGTCTACCTCGCAAAAGAGGCTGAAGCGCGGAGCTGTTTAGAGGACGCTCATCCGTCACCTGCAGATTATCCGTTGCTTTCAGCGGAGATTGGCATCACGGGCAAGAACCTACAGGAAGTGGCGTCTACCGTCATGGCCTCGGCATCTGCATGGCATGTCATCGCAGCACAAATTGAAAAACTTCGATTGTTGGCCAAGAAAATGGTTCAAGAATCCGCGACTGTCGCTGCAGTTGATGCTGTTTTCGCTGGTTTGAAATATCCAGAGCCTTAAGCCCGTTTTCCTTGGGATATTGGGGTGGTGGCTTGGCCGCTCCTGCCTTGTTTAGTAGACAAAATTGGAGGGTTTTATGGCTGTTTCAGTTCTGCCGCGTGGCATCAGAAACCATAATCCTGGGAATCTGGTGCGAGATGGTACCAACTGGAAAGGCTTGTCTGCCGACCAGACGGCAGACAGCAGATTTTGTGTCTTTAAAGAGCCGGTCTGGGGTGTGCGGGCTTTGGCGAAGGTACTTTTGACCTATCGCAACAAACATGGTTTGAAGACGGTCGCTCAAATCATCTCTCGTTATGCGCCACCTGTAGAGAACGATACCGACGCCTATGTTGGTGCTGTTGCTCGGGCCTTGGGCGTTTCCGTCGATGATGCACTCGAGCTTGATGAAGCGGTCCTCATCCAGATGGTTAAAGCCATCATCCGCCATGAAAACGGGCATCAGCCCTATAGCGATTCGGTTGTTGTCGAAGCGGTGCGGATGGCGCTCATCCGCTAATTTCATAGGAGATAACAATGCAGTCCTTTTTCAATCGCCTGAAGGAACCCTCGAGCTGGGCAGGGGCGGCGGCACTACTTGGGTTGTTCGGTGTTAAGGTCTCGCCGGATCTTTTCGAAACCGGTGTTCAGGCCATCACAGGTGTCGCCGCTCTGGCGGCTATCTTGATCCCCGAAAAACGTTAA